ATCCTAAATACTTTTATACACTCGATACTCAATCACGTGAGTTGACACCTATAAGAAATAAGCATGTACTTTTTCGCAGAATAAGGTATAATGATACAGAGACAGAAGTAATAACAAAAGAAGACGTGCAAGGAACATACGTCAAAATAGTAGTAGTTTCAAAGAAAGACCTATATGAATTCGATAAATTTATTGATCGCATCCAATCTTATGAACCATTTGAGATCAAGATTGTTGAAACCTTCGACGAATACGCAGGAGAAAATGTCAACGATGATACAGTATCTACACTTGACACACCTACATTGCTTAATACCTATGTTGATTCTTTAGAAACAGATCTTGAGACAGATAAGTTAAAAACAATGTTACAAGAACTGTTTGTAGAAGCACAACAAATCGAATCTATATAATGCTTATATTTGAATCTATATCATACGAGAATTTCCTCTCGACTGGTAATACACCTACCGTCATACCTTTAAATAAAGACTCTGCAACTCTTGTTGTTGGATCGAATGGTGCTGGTAAGTCTACTATGCTAGATGCGATATCATACGCTCTGTTTGGTAAGCCTCATCGTAATATCAATAGACCACAACTTGTCAATAGTATTAATAATAAAAAGCTATTGGTTGAAGTAAAGTTCTCAATTGGACCAAATAAGTATCGTGTTGTACGTGGCATGAAGCCAAACATATTTGAGATATACCATAACGATAATCTTCTTAATCAAGAGTCGCATAGTCGTGACTACCAAAAGGTTCTAGAAACGAATATCCTCAAGTTAAACCATAAATCATTTCATCAGGTTGTTGTTCTAGGTTCATCTAACTTTATTCCATTTATGCAGCTTCCTTCGCATCAGCGGAGAAACGTTATTGAAGATCTACTTGACATTGGTGTGTTTACTAAAATGAATACACTTGTCAAAGATAGATACTCAAAGACGAAGAGTGATATACTTGACACTGACCAGCAGCTCAATATCGTTAAAGAACAGATTGCTCTACAGAAGAAGCACATCAACGATCTAAAGAATATCGATATTCAGCAATCTACAAAGGCGCTTAAGCAGATTGATACGATGCAGACAGAGGTTGACTTGCTTGAATCTCGTAATGAGGAACTACAAGAAAAGTATAATTCTGTCGAACCAGAATGTTTGAGTTGTAAGAATACCGCAGCTGGTAAACAATCTTCACTTAATGAATATAAGATTCGAATTAGCACGAATATTAAAAAGGTTGTAAAGGATGCGAAGTTCTTTGAGACAAATGACTGTTGTCCAGTATGTGACCAATTGATTAGCGAAGAGTTTAAGCTTACTAAAAAGAAAGAATCACAAGAGAAGGCACACGAACTCAGTGAAGGTCTAAAAACACTGGAAGATAAGATTAAAGATATTAATTCAAAGGTTGAAGCAGCAAACAACGAGTATGCAGCAATTCAAGATATACTATCAGATATCAGATCTAATCAGAATCTTATCAATAACTTGCATAAGCAAATGACTGGTCTCAAAAAGCAAAACAATTCAACCAATGAATTGACAGATACCAAAGAGGCTGAATCAGATTTAGACGAAAGAAAGGTCCAATACGAGGAGATGTTAGATAACAAATCATCACAGCTTGAGACTCGTACATATTACGAAGCGATAGGCGAAATGCTTAAAGATACTGGCATCAAGACAAAGATCATTCGTCAGTACCTTCCAGTGATGAACCAGTTGATTAATAAGTACCTTAACATCCTCGACTTCTTTGTCAAGTTTGACTTAGATGAATCATTTAACGAAACGATTAAGTCTCGCCATAGAGATGAGTTTAGTTATGCTTCGTTCTCAGAAGGAGAAAAGACTCGAATCGATTTGGCACTTCTGTTCTCTTGGAGGCAGATCGCTAAGATGAAAAACTCAGCGAATACCAATCTTCTTATTTTAGACGAGACTTTCGATTCATCTCTTGATGTAGATGGTGTAGACAATCTCCTTAAGATTCTATATAGCCTAAAAGAAGATAGCAATGTCTTTATCATATCTCACAAGAAAGATGTGCTTGATGGCAAATTCCCAAGTAGAATCGAGTTCGAGAAAGTAAACAATTTCAGCAGAGTATCAAAAAGTGAATTACTATAATAAAGACCTCGCTAATAATCTAATTGGTATTACGCACATAAAGCAAAAGCAAGATCCACAACAGATTGATGATGAAATATTTAAAGGATATTTTGTTTCATGTTTAGCTCCACAGATCAAATCTGAGTATAATGTTGTCATTGAATATGGTACATATCAGCATATCATAGACCAAATTTGTGATATTTTGAAGAGCATTTCGCCCAAATCACCTAAGTAGTTGGTATTCAATAAGATATTTAGGGTGTACATATTGCTGGTTTATGGTATAATAGATCCATAGTTAATTATGGAAAGTATATTAGATCTTCAAAATCAGTCCTCTCTGGCCAAGCTATTGGCTACTGAGAACATTACAGTCACTCACAACAAGACTTTATCGACAGCGTACTTCGATGTTAAGAATCGTGTGCTTGGTCTTCCAGTTTGGAAGGATCAAGGTAAGGTTGTATATGACATGCTTGTAGGCCACGAAGTCTCACACGCATTGTACACTGATCATTACGAGTTCGAAAAGTTTCTTAAAGACGAAGGTCGTTCTCACTTTGATATCCTCAACATTGTTGAAGACATTCGCATCGAGCGTTTGATCAAACTCAAATATGCTGGAATGCCACGCATTTTCAATGGAGCTTACAAGAAATTGGTAGAAGGTGACTTCTTCAAAGTCGAAGGTAAGAACATTGAAGAATTAAACTTTCTCGATCGTCTCAACCTTAAAGCAAAAATTGGACCTCACGTTGACATTACTTTGTCTGACGAAGAGCTTGCGATTTTCAATAAGTGTCTAAAGGCTGAAACGTTCGAAGATGTGGTTGAACTTTATCACGAGATCAAAGCATTTATTGCTGAAGAAGCCAACAAGAAAAAAGAAGAAGACTCTGACGAATCTCCTTTTGACAATCAAGAAGGTGATGAAGGCGCTGGTGAATCTGCTGATGCTGACGAAGCTGAAGGCGAAGAAGCTGAAGGTTTTGGTTCGGTTGGCGATGGTCAAGAAACCGATGATGATTCTGACGACGGCGAAGAAGCTGAAGGTGAATCTGCTGAAGGTGACGAAGGTGAAGGCGAAGCATCATCTGAAGACATTAAGTCTGATGATGACGAAGAGTCAAGTGGAGAAACAACTTACACAAATGGTGCTGGTGATGCTGGTGACATAAACGAAGACGAAGATCTTACTGAAGAGTACAGGTCTGAAACTCTTGAATCTTTCGAAAACAATATTCAAGAAGAAGCAACTCGTGAAAGCTACAAGACTGATATTGGAATGATGCCGCTTAAAGCCACTATTGACAAGTGCATTATTCCTTATCGCAAAGTTTTAGCCGCACGTCCAAATATCGATGATGTTTTAACCAATCGCCCTACTGCTGACGATCACAATGGTCGTTACATCAAGCTAAAGAAGCTTGTTAACAAAAGAGCTTCTATATTAGCTCGTGAGTTTGAGCGCCGCAAAGCATCATTCCAATACTCACGAGCTAAAGAGTCTCGCAACGGTACTATCAATGTAAACAGCTTACACAAGTACATGTACGATGATCAAATCTTCAGCACCACAATGACTTTGGCTGATGCTAAGAGTCACGGCATGATATTCTTTATTGACTACTCAGGCTCAATGAGTGCAGTTCTTAAAGATGTATTAGAGCATACTCTCAATCTAATTCAGTTCTGCAAAAAGGTTGTAATTCCATTTCAAGTCTATTCATTCACTTCTCTTCACATGCACAGCAGACTTGATCAAAACCCAGCTGAGTTCGATATGTCAAACCTTGTTATTGCTGAATTGTTCTCAAGCGAGATGAAGAAAGCAGAATATGACCAAGCGTTCAAGACGGTTGCATATCAAATCCTCTTTTCACACGCTCGCATCACTGATCAGTTCACTTCAAAGTACGAACAACTTGGTGGCACACCTCTTGATCATACCTTAATTGCTGCTCACACGATTGTTAAGAATTTCAATAGAAAGCATGCAGTTCAAAAAACCAATGTAGTGATACTTAGCGATGGTGATTCACATCACTGCTGGCCAGAGAGTAGCAAATACACGTCAAGCAAGCTTGTCTTCAGTGTTAATAGAAAGCAATACTCGATCAATCGCTATGGTGCTACTAACCAACTTACTGAAGTACTTAAGAAAGCAACAGGAGCAACTCTCATTGGTTTCTTCCTTCCAAGCGGAAGACCAGCAATAAACCAAAAAGTTCGCGAGATGGGTGGATACGATGCTCATAAGCAAAACATGAAAAAGTACAAGAAAGATGGTTACTTCCATTCGACTGAGTGCAAAGGCTATGACTCATACTTCTTGCTTCCTGATAATATCGAGATCGATGAGAACGAGTTTCACTTCGATACAACTGAAGTAGCAAACGATCGTACAGCTCAGAACCAACTTGCTAAATCATACGCAAAGCATAACGTTAAGAATCGCCAAAACCGCATCATTCTTACTAAGTTTGCTGAAATGGTTGCTTAACATTTTTTAAATTTTGGACCTTATTATACAAAAAACGCATAAAGCATTGAGTGTCAGATGTATAAAAAAGTGTACAAATACCCCAGATATGGTATAATATATCTATAACAGTTAATTAGTATACATTATGAATATAGTACAACTCACAGAAAAACTCAAGTCGCTCGATAAGACGACTTTTAAAAACCAAGAGATTCTTTCTCTTGCTGCCGAAAATGGCATCGATCATAACGAAGCGTATAAGGTTATACGTTCCATGCACAAAGTTGCTCGCGGTGTTTATTCATTCGTTGCATCTTCTGCTCCAACACCTACAGCAGAACCTACGCCTTCGACGTCGATCGCAAATCACGTCCAACTTCGAGGTGTTTCTTCTGTCGCTAACGATGAGGTTTACGTTCCATCAGTAGATCCTACATACATCAAGTGGGGAGAGTATAACACGATAATGAAAATTATCAAGTCGAAGCTCTTCTTCCCAGTGTATGTCTCTGGACTTTCTGGAAATGGCAAGACCATGATGATCGAGCAAGCGTGCGCTAAGGCAAAACGCGAGTACGTTCGAGTGCAGATTTCACCTGAAACCGATGAAGACGATTTGATCGGTGGTTTTCGCCTCATCAATGGCGAGACAGTTTTCCAAAAAGGACCAATCATCAAAGCGATGGAACGTGGTTGCCTCTTGCTCATCGACGAAATCGATCGTGCTACGAACAAGATCATGTGTCTGCAAGGTGTACTTGAAGGCAATCCAGTTCTGCTCAAGAAAACTGGTCAAGTGATCACTCCTGCTGATGGCTTCAATATCATTGCCACAGCAAATACCAAAGGTCGTGGTTCTGACGATGGCCGATTCACTGCAGCTTCTATCATTGACGATGCATTCCTCGAACGATTCGTATGTTCGATTGATCAAGAGTTTCCATCTCCGATGATCGAGAAGAAAATCGTGATGGCTCACATGAGCAAGTTCGGTGTAGAAGCTGAAGAGTTCTGCGATAAGCTAATCGCTTGGTCGAACGTTATACGCAAGACCTTTGAGGCTGATGGTGTTGAAGAGATTGTCTCTACTCGTCGTCTATGCCACATCGTTAAGACATACTCTATCTTCGAGGATCGCTCTAAAGCAATCGCGATGTGCATCAATCGCTTCGACGAAGAAACACGTACAGCGTTCCTCGACCTCTACACCAAGATTGATGAGAGTCAATTGACTGAAGATGGCGAGATCATAGAAACCCCAGAGGTTCTAGAGAATTGGATTGAAAAAGATCTGCCATAACAATTTGTAACGAGAGTTGCATTCATAACTAACTAACTGAAAGTCCTACCTTTGAGCCTCATAACCTTGAAGGTAGGCAAATTTTTATTAACACAATGACTGAAGAAAAACTAAAAGAGTGGGCAACATTGGCAGAGTCCGCAAAGAAACAATCTGCCAATGGAGGAATTAAGTTTGATGACAATAAACCTGACTACTCTTTAATACCACCTAATGCATTAGAAGATGCTGTGAAGGTGCTAACGATCGGAGCAAAGAAGTATGAACGCCTCAACTGGAAAAAGCTTGACAACATTGATGATCGTTATTTTGCTGCAGCTCAGCGTCACCTTTGGGCATTAAAGAAAGGCGAAACCTTTGACGACGAAACTGGTATTCATCACGGAGCACATGCGATTTGTTGTATGATGTTTTTAGTTGAATATTATTATTTACAAACAGACAAAAACAAAGTATAATATACATTATGAAAATTAGTAAAGAAACACTAGATGTGCTGAAGAACTTTTCAGCTATCAATCCGAACCTCGTAATCGAGCAAGGTAATAAGTTATCGACCATCGCAGAAGCCAAGAATATTATGGCATCATGTGAGGTTGCAGAAACATTCGATAAGGACATTGGCATATATGATCTTAATGAATTCTTGTCTGCGCTGTCCCTCATTGAAGATCCAGAGTTTGTCTTTGGTGATCAGTCAGTCTCTATCAAATCAGATCTTACATCTCTTACATATCGATATGCTGATAGATCTATCCTCACCTCTCCAGAAAAAGGCGTTAATATGCCTGAAGCAGATGTCAATGTTCAGCTATCAGCTGAAGTTATTAATCACATCCGCAGAGCTGGAGCAGCGCTGAATCATCCTATTGTTTCGATTACTACAAATGCCAATGATACCAAGCTATACCTACAGGTAAAAGATCCAAGTAATAGCTCGTCGAATATCTTTCAACATGAGATAGATGCAAATTATGATGCTGATTCTACATTTGATTTTCAGTTCCTTATCTCAAATCTAAAACTTATCGGTGGCGATTATGAAGTTTCTGTAAGTTCTAAATTAATTTCACACTGGAAATGTATAAATAACAGTTCAGTTGAATATTGGATTGCTCTCGAGAAGACATCCGTTACGTAACAAACAAATAAATAATAACATATATTAAATCATATGAGTGAAGAAGTAAATACACAAGAAGCTCCAGCAACGGAGCCCGAAAATAACGAACCGCAAATCAGTCTAGCTGATTTCAGTGCAACATTGCAAGTAATCGATGTATGTACTCAACGTGGAGCATTCCGCGGTGAAGAGCTATCATCTGTTGGTCAGCTACGTGATCGAATCAATGCATTCGTACAACATCACGCTCCTGCCAAAGAAGAAGGTGAAGAAGCTACTGAAGAAGCTACTGAAGAAGTGGTCGAAGAAACCGCTGAGTAATACTCGCGCAGACCTGAGCAAGTCTTAACAACTGCTCATCTTTTTTTATTTACAAGTACTCTATCTTAGGGTATAATTATATTATGACAAATCAAAATGAATTCCTGTGGGTTGAGAAGTATCGTCCAAAGACTATTGAAGAATGCGTTCTTCCACAGTCTCTAAAGGAAACGTTTACCGAAGTAGTTAAGCATGGCGAATTGCATAATATGCTATTAGCTGGTACTGCTGGATTAGGAAAGACCACAGTTGCAAGAGCATTGTGTAATGAGCTTGGCTTAGAATATCTTCTAATCAATTCATCTGAAGAAAGTGGAATTGATGTCCTTCGTTCAAAGATTAAACAGTTTGCTTCTACTGTCTCGTTGCATGGTGGAAAGTATAAGGTAGTTATTCTTGATGAAGCAGATTATTTAAATCCTCAGTCTACACAACCAGCGCTGCGTGGCTTCATTGAAGAGTTTAGTTCTAATTGTAGATTTATCCTTACGTGTAACTTTAAGAATCGTATCATTGAGCCTCTGCATTCTCGCTGTTCAGTGATTGAGTTCAATACCAATAAGAAGCAGCTCGCAGGTTTAGCTCGAGACTTTATGGTTCGGCTGCAGGATATTCTCGATAAGCAAGGCATCAAGTATAATAACAAAGTGCTTGCTGATCTGATTATGCGCTATGCTCCTGATTGGCGCAGAGTTCTTAACGAGTGTCAACGATACTCTGCCTCTGGCGAGATTACTCCTGATATTCTAATAGATATGTCGGACCAAAGCGTGGCTCAGCTTATATCGTATCTGAAAGGCAAAGACTTTAAGAACATGCGAAGTTGGGTAACAAACAACTCTGACGTTGATTCAGCTGTCATATTTCGTAAGATCTACGATTGCTTATATGATTATGCTGAAGGTCAATCTATTCCTTCGATCATTCTTATTCTCGCTGACTATCAATACAAGGCAGCATTTGTAAGCGATCGAGAATTAAATATAGTTGCTTGCTTAACTGAAATCATGGTGTCGGGCCAATGGAAATAACATGGATAAAAAATTATCACCATTTGATTTCATTAAAAGTATTAATGAGCATAAGCCAAATCTCTTAAAAGACTGTAAAGCATACAATGGCGAAGAGATGATAAGTCCCGACGATCCATCTAAGCAGTATGTTCCATTCATAGTTAACCGAGGACTATCACAATTTAACGATACAGTACTACTTGTAAATGAACTCAATATTCGTCATCAACTACCAGCAAAGATGCAATATGATTTTCTGTTCTCTGCAATTAGACCACGCAAACGCTTTTCAAAGTGGGCAAAGAAGATGAAAGATCCTGCTGACCTACAAACAATACAAGAGACGTATAACTATTCAAAAGAAAAGGCTGAGCAAGTCTATTCGATGTTTAGTCAAGATGATCTTAAAATTCTACGTAAACGATTAAACAAAGGAGGCGCCGTATAAACGAAAATGTCTAATGTTATAAATAATACTTTAACAATGTATTCGTAATATTAGACCAATGATTGAACAAGAATTAGCCAAGTGGGATCCTACAAAAATGTTAGAGATCTCTTTAGAAGAACCAGATGACTTTCTGAAAATAAAAGAAACACTTACCCGTATAGGTATTTGTTCGAAGAAAGAACATAACACTCTATTTCAGAGTTGTCACATCTTACACAAACAGGGCCGATATTTCATTGTTCACTTTAAAGAACTATTCCTACTTGACGGTAAACCAGGAAACCTAACGGTTGACGATGTTCAAAGAAGGAATTCAATTACAACACTCCTGTCAGATTGGGGACTATTAAATATAGTTAATCCTGAACAAGCAGAAGACAAAACCACATTACGACACATTAAAATAATTTCTCATAGAGATAAAGCCAATTGGACATTAGAAACAAAATATTCAATTGGTAACACAAAAACTGTATAAATAAAGCTTTAGTATCACACGAAGTGATATTAAATGAGATGCCTTCGGGATCTTACAATACATAACCCCTGCCTAATGGAGGAAAACAAATGAATAATACACATACATGGCCCGGTTCCACATGGACCGTCGGTTTCGATTCTATTTTTGATAGACTCGAAAAATTAAATACACAACAATCTGGTTATCCGCCTCACAATGTAGTGAAGCATGAAGATGATCGATTTGAAATCGCGATTGCGGTTGCTGGTTTCAACGAAAAAGATTTATTCGTTGAACAAGAAGAAAACGTTCTTACCATCGCATCGAAAGATGTTGATCTAAACGGTAATAAAGAGTATCTTCATAAAGGTATCGCAACTCGTAAATTCAATAAGGCATTCACACTTGGTGAATATGTCGAAGTACAAGAGGTAGCTCTTGTTGATGGTATTCTCTCTGTATATCTCGAAAAGAATATACCAGAAGAAAAGAAACCAAAAACATTCGCTATCAATTCGAAGCCAGAATTCTTGGCAGAATAAACAATCTTAGCACGGGAGTGTACTATGCTCCCGTGCTTTTTAACAAACATAAATAAATATGAACACAAAAACAATAATCAAATGGATCGTAGGCGCAATTGCTGTCTACGCAGCATACACATTCTTCTTCGGCGGATCTAAGGTCGAAGCCCAAGAAGTGGTAACAAAGACTTGGCAAATTGATGCCGAAGTTGGTCAGTACGGCAAACGTATTGACACTGGTGCTTACACTGGTGATGATGCTAGTTACGTAAAAATGGGAACTGATTTGGGTGTCTTTGGTGGACTTTCTCTTGTCGGCGATCTTGAGTATGTAGCTACAGATAATTACCAACTATACACAACTGTTGGAACAGTACTAAGCACACCTATCGGTGCTCTTGGTGTTTCTGCTCAGTATACTGCGTTGGAAGTTAATAACAACTACTTCGAAGTCGGAGCATCTTACGGATTGAATCTGTTTGGTCTCGTCTCAGTAGTCGATGTTACAGTTGATGAAAATAGTCAATATTCGGCAGAGATTTCCTCTGACTTTGTTGTTTATTCAACAGACGTAGTTGAAGTATCAGTTGGAGGAGTATATGGTCAAACATTCGAAACAGTGGATGATTATAGCTATATGTGTGGACACGTTCGCGCAACAGCTCCTCTTGGAGTAGCGAATCTATTCGTACAAGTGAACTATCTTAATAGCGATGCTGTTAATGGTACTGATGGAGAATGGGCAGCTACTACCGATTTTGGTGTAGCGTTCAGCTTCTAATTTAAAGGTCTTTCCCTCTTTCGCCTGAAGTAAAGGGGATTTTTTTATAAATAGATACATGAGTAAAAGTATATCGATAACTAATCCAGACAAAGTGGTATCATTAGTTCTTGAACCAACTGGAAGCGGTGCTAAAATAGGAGGAAAGTTAGATCTTTCTATTTTTACCAGTGCCACTACTATAGATGTTTCAGATCTCGCCATTACAGAATTAGGAGAGTTACCTGCAAATTTAGTTTCATTTAACGGATCAGGTAATAAGATAACAAATATTCCAAATGGGTTTGTTGTTCCAGATTCAATCACAAATTTTGACTTGCGTAATAATGTTTTAACTACAACGGATATTGAACGAGTACTTACAGCATTTATATCTAAAGGTGATGTTACAGCAATTACTCCTGATCCTGTAATTGATATATCGCAATTCGGCAATGCAGTGCCTAACACAGCTGGAGATGGTTACATTAATACTTTAGAAACCAATGGATGGAATGTAAAGTATAATCCTGGAGAGTATGTTTTATCGTCTGCTGTCTCGAGTGTTTCAGAAGGAGGACCAGCTCTTACGATTAATATTAGTAGAACCACTAGCAATATTGCAGATGGCACAACTGTTGGTTTTACTGTATCAGGTATACAAGCAGATGATGTTACTCAGAGTCTTACTGGAAACTTTACAATTACTAATAATGTTGGATCTGCTACATTTAATCTTGCAGCTGATGTAGGAGTAAGCAAATATTTAGAAGGAGAAACATTTATTCTGACTCTCGCGAGTCCGAATCAAGTATCATCAATCAGTGTACCAATCAGTGATACTACTATTGTTCCTTATAGTTTAACAGCTGTTAATACAAACAGCGAAGGACAGAGCTTTAACATTGCTATTAGCACAACAACAGGAACCACTGTAACTGATGGCACGACTGTGGCATATACTATATCAGGCATTCAAGATGCTGATATTTCTGAATCTCTCAGTGGAAACTTTACTCTTACAAATAACGTTGGAACAATTCCTATTACACTTATAGCTGATGTAGATTCGAATGAGAACGAAACAATGGTAATTACATTAGACGCACCATACGCCTCAGTAAGCAAATCTATAAGAATATTCGACCAATAAGATTATTTGGTTTACATATCGCGCTATGTGTGGTATAATTACAGTATGATTTTGAATGGATTCTACACGAGCGTCGATCGATACGGCAACAGTTTATTATATCGCGGCTATGGAGCCAACGGTAACAAGATCTTCCAGAAGATAAAGTACAAGCCTACTCTCTACATCTCGTCAAAGAAGACAGATACCAAGTGGAAAGCTCTCGATGGAACTCCAGTCGAACCTATGCATTTCGATTCGATGCGTGAAGCAAAAGAGTTCGAGACTACATATGCCGATGTTCCAAGCTTTAAAGTCTATGGAAACAATCGTCACATTCCTGCGTTTATTCAGAGTCAGTTTCCTAACGAGATTGGATATTCTCGTGGCAGTGTTGATGTTGCCTCTTTAGATATCGAAACCTCGTATGGTGATGGTTTCCCAGATGTTGACAATCCTGTCAATCAGATCCTTACGATCGCTTACAAAAGTTCAAAGGATGATACGTACCGAGTATGGGGAATGAAACCCTACGATTCTGAAAAGACTCAACTCAACGGTGTCAAGATTGACTATCGTCAATACACAGCTGAATCTTCTATGCTCGAAGCATTCATCACATTCTGGTCCAAAGAAGAAAACGTTCCTGACATTATTACTGGTTGGAACACTCGCTTCTTCGATATACCTTATATGGTATCTCGTATGGTGTTTTTACTTGGTGAAGAGAAGGTTAAAGAGTTGTCTCCTTGGAAGAAGATTG